TGGTATAGGTGTGTTAGCTAATAGCAACTCCATAAGGTCGTAGCTATCGTGTTTAACTTCCTTTGCTACCTTGTTGATAGCCGATGCAAGAGCCTTGCAGTCGTGTCGTGGTGTACTATCTAGGTCTTCCCTGATGTACGTTTCTATTTGTTTTTTAGTCATGATGTTTTAATTAAATTACGTTCTTCATAAAGGTCATATCCATAGCTCTCTAGGTGCGATTTTAAGCCATCACTCCATAGGTCATAGACGATACCCTCGTCATCGAATTTTATTACGAGTACATCTCCATTAGGTAGGTCAATGTACTTATACGCTTGTTCTAAGTCCTGTTCAAATTGTGTCATGATGTTTTGGTTTCTTCTATGTGTTCGTCGTAATCATCTGCTAGATTCATGATTTGTATGTCATGTACGCTTATACTTATCGTACATTCTAGGTCGTCAACCCATGCATTCACCCAGACCTCATTGTCGTGTGTGTAGGCACTAGCTAAGCCTTGTCGTTGTAGTTCGTGCACTGCTTTCTCGTATATAGTCATGATGTTTTAATTGATTCTTCTAATTCTTCCAATACCTCAGGCTTTAAATTTTGTATCAGCCACTCTATATCATCAATAGGCTCCATTGACTCGTTGAGTATGAACTTAGCATACTTAGTGTGTAGTTCTTCTTGTGTCATGATGTTATTGTATTTTGTCCGCACTTGCGGACGTTATTGTATCTCGATTAGTTTTCCGTTTATTTCTTCGTATTGGTGTTCGCTCTCGTCCTCCCACATAGTCCAATAAAGGACATCGTGTTCGACTGCCTCTTCAAGCATCAAGCCATCGTCAGAGTATGTACCGAACTCAACCTCTCGTAGCCAAGCAATTACATCTTTCTCGTACTTGAAGTATTGTTCGCCATCTCCTTGTAGCCAACCTTCGTTCATTCCTTCGCCCGTTATAGAGCATTTTCTAGCGTATTTCATCTTAGATCTTTCTTACGTGTCATAGTATCTACCTTTTCAAGTAACTCCTTAATTACCATAGAAAAGTAACCTTGTGCAAATAGTGGGTTCTTACCTTTGTCTACTGCCTCCTGCACCTCCGCTTCTAAATTGAGAGCGTGGTTCTGTAAGGCTTCGTTGATGAGCATACGCTCCATTCCGTTAAACTTTGTCATTTGATGATAGTGTTTTGTCCGCATTTGCGGACGATTTAGTAATCGTTTCTATTAAGTTCATAGCCTTGTCCATAGCGTAGCTACGTCGTTGTACCATAGTACCCGCCACTTGTGGGTTAGGTAATAAGATGTGCATAATCTGGCTCGTTTCCATAGTATAAAAGGCTTCGCCCTTTTGGATAGCGTTCGCCATCTCGTTCGTGTGGTGTATCTTGTCTTGTAAATTCATTACTTCTATTTATTTTGTCCGTACTTGCGGACGTTTACAAATCATTTTCCATGTCCTGCATTGCTTGTTGCATTGCTTGTATTTCTTCGTCAGTCATTGTTTCTATCTTTCTTTAAGGTTACGTAGAACATAAAGATCCACGCTATTGAAATTGTACAAATAAAACCATACGCTACTGCTTCCATTGTTTCTATGTATTGAGATTAAAATAAAGCAGTTTGAATACTTGCTTAGGTATTGTTTTGTCCGTACTTGCGGACGTTTACACTTCCTCAAATTCGACTGACTCAATCAATTCGATATTTGCTAACTGCTTATCTTCCATCTTACTTTTAATTATCGCCATCATCACGCTCATCGAATCGTATAACTCGCTGAGGTCTGACTTCGTATGTAACTCTAATTCCGTATCCAATCGCGCACTCAATCCCTTACCTTCATCGTCTTTCGCTTGACTAAAACTAAAGAGGTTTGGGGCCTTATCTTCTGCGTCAGGTTTCATAAACTTGAGCAGGTCAGGTATCGATGTCGTCGGTTGATTGCCTACCGATTCAATGTACCTTTCTACATCTTCGATTTCTACCTTCGACGCTCTTCGTAGTTCACCAAAGTACGTTTTCCCGTATCCATAGATTTCAAGCAGTGCGTCCCTATCCATTGCAAGGTCTTTCTTGTTTTGTTTCCAGTATTCATAACCTTCGTTACAAATTTTACCTAACTCAATTTGCTTGTAAAGGCTCTTGATTGTCCCCATCTTGGTTGCCTCATTTAGCTTATTAAACCGCTTGAGGTTATTCTTTAAAACTTTATCCATAACTATATATATTAAATTGCCGTCCCAAAAGTTTGGGTTTCGGTTGGTATTAAAATTTGTTGCAGGGTTTTAGCCCTGCGTCCGTTGTTGTTCGTGTGGCACCACTAGGTTGAATGTCAACCGCCTTGTATGTTGTCCGCACTTGCGGACGTTTTTAATTTCTTTTCATTCGTCGTTCATTTCGTTGTTCAATACTTCGGTCTATCTTATAACCTATTTTGTCTTCGTTCACGTTCTTAGTGCGCCAATGTCTATTGACCTTTTGCCCCATCGAACTACTATAAGACTTATCGCTGTACTCCTTGCGATAACGCTTGTCGTATAAGATTGTGTCTTTATATATTATTGCTTCGTTACTCATGTCTACAAATCTATGGTAGACATTTCGAACTGAAAAGCCAAAAAATACTAATACGACTTAACTCATTGATAATCAGTGCTCCCAGCTCTAAAATAATAGTATCGCTTTAAGTAAACGCTGTAACCTATTGATACTCAGGCACTTAGCTAATTATAGAGCGCTTCCCCTTTTGCTGTAATGGTATCCCGCGCATACACATACACGCACACATACACCCGCGCGTGAAACAAAAAACTTAAGAAAACAAATCGTAAAGCATTGACAATCAAGCAGTTAGGAATTAACATTTGTTAGCATATCGTAACTCATTGATTATCAGTTAGTAAGCGTTTCAGGAGGTCATCTATACTATACCATTACTACACCTGAGAAAGTCGCTTAAAACGGCTTAAAATGGTTTTGTGATTAATTAACATTTGAATACATTTGTAACTCATTGGTTTAGACGTAGTTACAAACAATTAACAATGCAGTGTTCATAACTATATACGGACGACGTCGAAGTGTAGCACTATTGTTGTATGCACTCTATTTAGAATGATTACAGATAAGGTAGGAAATGGGGTAATGAATTGTCCCCCTCCTCTAAGTAGCTAAGCCCTAACAACATACGATTGAATACTTATAGTATACGTCTATGTGATGCCTTGTATGTTATTGATTGTCAAGTGATTGCACTGAAAAGCTGAATATATACGGCAAAAATGTTCAAAATCCTAATGGGGGGTGTTAAAAAATGTGAATTTCTTTTATGGAATCCAACGCCTGACAATATAGATAATCCCCGATCTAAACATTTCTCCAATTTTTTTCCAGGTATAGTCTTTTGGCGTATTTTCTCCCTTTTTCTCCCGTTTTTTATTAGGCGAGTCTTTATTTCACTTAAACCCTTACTTGAGTCAAATCCTTTAACTCCTTGATTACGTGTCGTTTACCTTACTTTACTTAAACCTTTACATTAGACTTGACTTTGCAAAAAAAAAGTGGTACCTTAGCAGCATATTAGCGTTCACCGTGTATAACTTCCGAAATATTTTGTTTTGTATACGAGAGCGAGTCTATAAGAGACTGATCGAGTATTGGCAGTGGAATATGCCCTTGTTATGTTCGGTTGTTTCTAAGCCTTTTTAAACGTTATACTATAAAGGCCTTTTAGTTATCTTTGTCCAAAACAACATTATTAATTATGCCTAAAGTAAAAAAGACAAGGACCACAGGACCAAGGAGTTCTACCTTTACAAATACAAAAGACACTTCAACGGGTACAAAGAAAAAAATTGTTAGTTACGTACGCAACGAAGATGGCACGGTTACAAAAACAGTAACTAAAACTAAAGATGAAGACTACCTTGCGGGGTCTAAAGGCAAACCTGTAAGTAAATCTAGCTCAAAAGTAAAGAGACAAAAGACTATAAGTGCAGAGAAGGCAGCGAGACAGAAAGCAAGACGAGATAAAAGAATTAGGAGAAATGAGGATCGACGTAAGGGCCAGGGCCCTAGATTAACAAGATAGTTGTAAGTTAAACTAATGCCTAGAGTAAGAAAATATCATGAGGGTGGGAATATCATGCCGCATGATCACCCACACGGACCTGTTAAGAGAGAGTCGTGGATACCAGCTGGAAATGGAGGGGCAGGTAGTTATAAAAAAATTACTAAAGATTTGTTCCCAGCGGGAAACCGTCCGCAAGCACCCATCTTAGAGCTTCTTAAGCCTAGAGTCACAACAGTAGATCTAGATTCAAAAGAGTTACAAGAGAGTAATGTATCTGTCTCTAAAGGCCCTAAGTATCCAACTCAGAGGGTAATGAGATACAGTAATAAGGTGAGAACTAATCAGATACCTAGCCACGATATGGTTTGGGATAAAAAAAGAAATCAGTACGTTGTAAGATCAATACCTCAAGAAGAAATAGATTATTACATAGAAGAGAATAAAGTAGTAAAAAAACCATATGTTGCACCTGTATATCGCAAATATCATGAGGGTGGGAAAGGTCCAGGCTATCCAGGCCATCCACATCCTCATCCTTATGTTGCCGTATCTGAAAACACTCAACCTCATGGGTATACTGCACCAGTAATACCTGGCCTTACAGACAATAATCCTTTAATAGGGCTAATAGATGCACCTAGAGAGGATCGTTTATCCGAGTTTGACGAGGTAAAGAAAGCGGATTGGAGTACTATACTGGCTAACCCTATGCAGGCGTGGGAGTATATCAGCAAGAATGGGTTTACGAGAAGAAACGCTAAGGGTAAACTTGAGTTTACGAGACCAACACAAGCAGAGCTCGATGTTCAGAAGCACAATGTATACGATGGTGTTATGTCTATGTTTAACCCTGCGGCCTATGTAGAGGCTGTTAAAGGTTTAGATTCTTCTCTTACTGCGGCTGACGAGGCTTTATTAAGTGGTATAGAAGATGGAAGAATGTCTCCTGGAGACTTATCTAAGGTTATAGGGAATTTGTCTGATGCGGGAATGCAGGCTTTATTCCTTACTATAGCTCCTACAGCGGGCAGGACGTTACTTGGGGCAGCAAAAGAGCTTCGTAGACCCGCACTTAATACATTAACTCAAGAGTTTAGAGGTAGTAGGTTGTTAGGGGAAACTAAAGGTGTAGAACCTGTACCTTCTTCTCCTTTACAGCAGTTAACTGGGGAAAAACAGCTAGCTATTAAACCAGCACCACCTAAAGTAAAAGGGAAGGGGAAAGTAAAGAAGTACGAGCCTAGTAACCCGTATCAGGATAGCAATGTAGCTAAAACTATTACGGAGGGAGGAAACTGGAGTACAACTAACGTTGGAGTATACCAATACCCATCGTTTATGACGGGCAGTAAGCTAGAGGGTCAAGTATCTGCTAAAGATGGGACTATATCTAGGTCTGTATTAGAGCAGTTAGTAAAGAATAAAAACACTAAAGCTAGTGAGGCCTTAGCTGTAGAGAAGATTTTAGGTGGTTTTGATGATAAGAGAGTTCCGTATGAATATTTTAAAGAGGAACTGGCTTTAGGAATACACCCTGCGGAGATTATACCTACTTCAGGATTACAGGGCTACGCTAGCACAGGGGTTGAAGCATTAGGATATAAAGTTGTAGGAAACATAAACAATGCGGGAGCGCTGCCAGAAGGTGGGGTAACTGCAATAACTAACCTTTATAAAGATAAATCTTTAGGGTTAACGAAAGAAGGGGAGAGTCACTTCCCAGACCAACCTCATAGCTTCTGGATAAGGAGTATGAGTACTGCAGAAGAACCTAATGTACTAAAAGCTTTAGAGTGGCAAACGGATGTAAAGTCTTTAAAAGACCCTTCAAAAGGCCTTCCAGGATCTGAAGAGGCTGCGGATTATTATCCTGAAAGAATAGATGAGCGATTTGGTAAAATGTTTAGTTTAGATCAGCAGATTAAAGTATTTAAAGATGAAATAGGAAATACGAAAAAGAATTTCGGTCCTCTTGAACAAGTTCCAATTGGTTATACAGAGTATTTAGCAAAAATAGAGAAAGGTTTAGAGATAGCATTAGCCGCCAGATCAAAAGGAGGAGAGGTAAGAATAGCAAAATCAAAATCAAAAGGCCTCCCACTTAAGTTTGTAAACGAGTCCTTATTGGATGCTGCTAGGCAAGGGAAAGAATACCTAGACGTACCTACAGCAGAAACGGTATTTACTATTGAAGGGTGGACTAAACCTAATGTAATTGAAAGTACAAAGCAAATCACTAATCAATATAATATACTTAGAGAATATGATAAGTCTTTAATGCAAATAGGCCGAGGAAGCTTTGGTGAGACAGAAGATATAATATCAGAGATTGAGAGGACACTTTCAATTAACAGTAGCGTAGAGTCATTAATTAATAAAAATGTTAAAGAAAAAGAGGTAATTTACGATCGATTAATCAATAGTATCGAAAAGAATCAGCCAGTTACCATGGGTATGTTTAGTAAGTTAGGTACAGGTTCGGATTTTGAGGATATGTACCTAGACCTTAGGAGAAAAATAGAAGACCCTACGTCGCCTCCAGATATTAAAGAGTTTTGGAAAGAACAGGTTATAAAAAATATTAAAAACCTTAAATCAGAAGTTGGAATAAGAGCGAAGCAGGATATAACAAAATATAAAGAGGCTCAAAAGAAAGTAGATGAGATAAAAGCTAAAGGATTTGATCTCTCTAAGATAAGTGAGTCTGAGATGTCAGTAACGAAAAACTACAGGAACTTCCCTAAGCTATGGAGGAGTGAGTTTGGTACGGATGTTAAGCAAGTAACAGACCAGAAAGGGAATAGCTGGATGCGTGTCAAGATCCCAGAGAACTTCTATCAAAACGACATATCCCTCCCTTTATCGGAGATTAAGACATATAGAAAAGGTGGAAAAGCATTAAAAGGCCTTATTAAGAAGTATGGGGGTGGAGGTAGCGTTGGTGGCTGGGGAGCACAAGGGAACTTTAGTACAGAATACAACTCTAAACAGCCTAGCGTAGCGGAATTACCTGATCCGAACTCTATACCTGAGCAGAATGCTCTAGACGCTCTAGTAGAGTCTGGTGAAGAACCTTTAACTGAAGAAGAGAAGAAAAAGCAGAAGAATCAAAAAGCCTTACAAGGGGCTATGAAAGGGGCGAGTATGGGTATGAGTTTTGGGCCTTGGGGGGCAGCTATAGGCGCGGTTGCTGGAGGTGCGTTAGCGTACTTTGCAAAACAAGGCGCGAAAATAAGGAAACTTTATAAGGGGGGAGGAGAGGTATCTGAAGGAAAACCTGACGTAAAGGATTTATTACATATGCTGAAGCGGTTTGGTAAAGAACCTAGGCAGCCGCAGGGATCATGGAATATGCCTCCTGATAAAGAAGGGTGGGTTCCTCGACATGACGATATATTTAAATATCTAGCTTCTCGTGATATAGATACTAAAGATGATGAGATAGCTAAAGCGTATATAAAGCCTGGATCAGTAGCTGGTGCGGGGTTTGCAGATGGATATGATGCTTCTGCGTATTCGGAAAAAGGTCGGTATGTAGACCCTACAAAACCATCTAAGTTTGACAACGTAAGTGGATTAGCATACCCTAACTCTAAAGGCCAGAGGATTATATTAGCTAGTACTCAGTTGAAGAACCCTACTACTAGAATAGAAGAAGCTGTGCACAGCCTTCAGCAGCAGAGATTCCTTGATCCTTCTGTATCCGACTCTAAGATAGGAGGGAATAAACGTCGATTATATAGGATGCTAAAAAAGCAACCGTGGCTTGATGAGTTATCACCCGATCTGAAAAAAACGCTTACTAAAGGTAATTATGCTCTAAAAGGAGGGGGAAGTACGTCTGAATTCGAAGCGAAACTTATCGCAGCCAAGATGACTATGATACACGAAGGAGTCCTTCCTGAGGATGGAAATGTATCGGATAAAGACCTAGAGGCTATAAAGCAATGGTATGAAGACCGTAAAAACAAGACGGGTGAGACGCTATGGGAGTCAGTTTTATTCCAGGATTTCAGCGACACAAAGTATAGAGATGAGATGTTAAGTACTCTAAATAAAATATAATGGAAATACGTAGAAAGTTTCAACCAGGTATGAAAGTAAGAAGATTCCACAATGGAGGGAAAGGTCCAGGCCACCCACATGGAGATCTTACCACAGCTAAATTAGACAGCATATTATCTTCTAATGTAGAGGGCGCTATCTTTGAATTCTCTCAATTTAGAGACCTTGTAGGTAGTCACGAAGGTGCATCTGGAGGTTATTCTGCTCGCCAAATAGGGGGTGGTCCAGGAAGAGGAATGTATCAATTTGATGAAGCCTCCGCTCAAACAGCTTATAACAGGCTAAAAACTATAGCTAGCGACAGAGGTTATGAGATACCTATATTAACGTCTGAGGACTTTAAGAATATGGATAAGGTCTCCCCTGAGATACAAGACCTCCTGTTTACGGCTAATATTGCAAAATCTCCAAATACATCTATAAGTACTATATTGACTGATAAATCACAATGGGATAATCAATGGCTTGACGGTCATTGGAGAGGTAAAGATGAAGATAGAGAAGTAAGACGCGCTTCTTTCCAACACACTCAAGATAATTTTCCTGTAAAAACCACAGAAAAAAATCCATCAATTAACTCAGCATTTGGGAATATGTTCCCCGATGAAAATACTGTGACTCCCGATAAAAATAACTTTCAATATATACAAGCAGAATTTTAAATATGACTAAACCTAAAAACGATTTCGACCTACCTCTTCCGTCTTTCCTTGATCAAGTAAAGCTAAAAGAACAAGAGGCAAAAATAGAGTCTGGAGAAACGGTATGCAATACGGACTCTCCAGAAGACTGCGAAAGTTGTAGCGGATAATATATTATATTTGTAAAAAATAAAGAGTTATGCAAATTAGAAAATACAATATGGGTGGGCAGATGCAAGAACAGATGCAAGGACCACCACAGCAAGGGGGACCTGAACAGCCTGCTCCAGTTGATGTAAATCAATTATTAGAGATGTTGTCACAGATGCCACCCGAAGCAAAGCTTTCTCCTGAGGAGGTAGCTCGATTTATTATGGGGGATCTTCCTATGAATGTACCTCAAGGGCCTCCAATGTCTCAAGGAGGAGGAATGCAGTAATAAATGGCTACTTTAAACGTAACTATAACAGAAGAGCTAACTCTTAATGGAGCTGACAGGGGGTCTACAAACACCCTTGCTGTAGCTTCTGTTACTCAGGTATACCATAGGATCGTTACCTGCCCTGCAAGCCAAGATACTACAGTAGCAACGTTTGCCAGTACAGTAGATGACAGCACAAGTGCAGCTGGCAGTATAAATGTTGCTGATGTAAAATACGTAAGATTAACAAATCTAGGTACACAGCCTGTAAACTTGTCTTTACAAGTAGGTACAACAGACGGTGGAGATGGTGCTGCTGACGAATCGGCTACAATTCTTATTGCAGCTGGAAGAAGTTTTGTTATGGGTGCTACGGCTAACGCTATGGCTGTCAATGACACAAATGCAAACATAGACGTTTCAATGCATGAGTTAGAATCACTACTTGTTGATCCAGGATCTAACGCAGTAACCGTAGAAGTATTTATAGCTAGTTAAGATGAAACCTATGTATAGGCAATATAAACATGGGGGTTGGCATCCTTTTAAAAAAGACAAAGGGCCAAAACCCGTTTTAAAGATGTCTGAAAGAGAGCCTTCATATGGGACTGTATCGCAACAGCTAGGTGATGCTGTTCAATACAGCGGAGGGGATAACAGCGATATTTTAAAGATGTTAGCTTTAACTAAAGAAAAGGACCCCTTTCTTTCCGACTATTCAAACGTAAACTTTTCGTTGCCTGGAGAGAAAAACAGCAAGCAATCTGAAATACTCCCTCAATTTAGAGCAGCACGAGATGGAGATTCAGACAACATTAATTTCTTTAAATTAGATCCAGAGTCTCAAAAGTATGTTAGGAGTAAAATGGGTGGCGGCGATTTATCTGAGATGTTTGGGAGAGAACTAAAGCCATCTGAAGAAAGATATGTTCGAGGTCAAGTATTTAAAAACCCAGCTTTGTTGTCTTATTTTATGGGGATCGGCGAAGAGCCTGGTAAGAGAGAGATGAAAAAGTTTAAAGTTCACTCAGGAAAATTTTCTGGGGGCTCTAGAGGCGGAAACGGTACTACAACAGGTGGAGCTGGAAGTAAATCGTTAGCCAAAGAACAAAGAGGGAATATTTTTAAGAATTTCTTTGCTTGGTGCAAACTAGACGGAACATGTAAAGCAGAATAAAATATGCCAAACGTTATTAAAGGAAAGAAAAAAAAGAAAGGGAAAACCGTAGACTTCAACCTACCTTACGAGGGAGCGATGGGAAAATCGGTTAATAGGGAGGTAGCAAAAAAAATATGGGGAAACTCCGCTTCTGCAGACGAACATACTCTAGGATATGAACTAACTAGAGATGCTGACGGGAATTATATAGCGAGGACTAAATTAAGTTCAAAAGCTTAAAAAATGAAATTAGAAGTAATTAGATTTAACAAAGGAAAGGATTCAACAAATGGGATACTATTTAATACAACGAATGAAAGAAAATTTTTATGCTATACTCTCGAAGATGAGAGTCGTACTGAAAAAGTGTGGGGAGAAACTTGTATACCTGAAGGAGAGTATAATCTCGGTCTTCGAACTGTGGGCGGGCTTGATGCCAAATACTCTAAAAGGTTTTCTGATATCCATATGGGAATGCTTCATGTACTTGATGTACCTAATTTTAAATATATTCTTATTCATTGCGGTAATACTGACGAAGATACTGCTGGATGTCTTCTCTTGGGCGATTCGCAAGAGAACAACAACATCAAAGAAAACGGATTTATAGGGCGGTCTACCCAAGCGTATTTCCGTATCTACGAAGACATTGCTAAGGCAATTGAAAGCGGGGAGAAAGTAACTATAACGTACCGAGATTTCGCAACATGCCTTCTTTTATCGCAAGACGACGCGATAAAGATGCTTGACGAGTGTTAAGAGGGAGTTACCCTTCGAGCTCCCTATAGGCTCTCTGTACAAGTAACCTAGCCTTTTGAGTCAAAGCATACCTCACTCTGTAGTTAAACTTCGTTTCATCTCTAAATAGATGGTCGGCAAAAGTCTTAGACGGAGTAAGTTTATCGAAATGTTTATATAGATAACCCTTTTTTACTAACGGGTATATAAATCTATTCTGGGTGTTATTCTTATTCATAACTAAGCTTTCTGCTGCGTATTTTATCGTAAAGAACTGAAGGTCATACCCCCAGAAAAGAAACTCTACATGGGAGAAGTTAATATCGTACTCTTTGTTTACAAAGTGCTTAACAACTTTTAATTTCTTCAGATAGTTCCTGTGGATATATTTCTTATCTTGCAGTGAGAACTCTCTAAACAGTCTCTTTTTAGGTACTTTACTTTTAGGCATTAAATAGATTATTATTATGAAAGATATAGCTTTTTTATTAGAAATTCAAAAATTAGCTCTAGAAATGGATGATCTTGTTGATAAGTATGACATGAGGGATAGATTTGTTTCTATATTAGTTTCTGGTTTTTTACAAGAAGATGACTACGGGGAGATGAATATGAACGCTATATATAGTTACCATCTATCTACTATCTTTGAGTTAACGGAGATATTGGATTTTATAAACAATACATTTGAACACGAATTTGAATACGATACCCCAGAAACCTTTGAAAACTTCGACTCTGACGTAGATGATTTTCTAGAGAGCCTTGGGATAGATACTGAATAAAATGGAAGGAATTATTAGAAAAATTGTGGTTGGAAGAGACCCTAAAGACGGAATGGCTTATTATGTAGGGATGAGAGCAGGAGCAGGGAAAGTAAGTACTATAGTCCAAGACGAAAGATATCTAGTTAAATATAGCAAAGACAGATACCTTGTATATATGCAAGATTCAGAAGGTGTTCAGACCTTATGGAAAGCTATAGATAGCATGCCGTGTATGTTAGAATTTGATTGTAATTTTTAATGAAATTTGTAAAAAGTAAAGGTTTTGGAGACAGTGTTGCGAAAGTAACGAAATCTTTAGGGTTAGACAAGCTAGCCCCTAAAGATTGCGGTTGTAAAAAACGCCAAGAGTTTTTAAATAAAATATTACCTTATAAAAAATGAAAACGTTTAATTTATTTGTAGTTAAATTAGAGAGCAGGCTTAAGGATACAATTACCTCGGATAGCGGATTTGAGCTATATGTAGACGCAAGGTTTAACGACTTTGATAACCGAACAACTGAAGGACCTGTTGTATGTGTCCCTTTTAAGTTTGATACAGGAGTAGAGGTAGGGGATACCTTATACTTTCATCACTTAGTAGTTTTAGGTGGGGACAATAGCGGTCAAATCTTTACTGAAGACGACAACACTTATATCGTTACCTACGATCCAAACAATGCGATTGGGAACCAAGCCATAGCGTATAAGAGCCAAAAGGACGGTAAGATACGTTGCTTAGCAGGTTGGTGTTTATTAAAATCTGTAGAACAAGAGGAGCTAAAGCTTCAATCAGATCTTATAGAAATAGTAGACCTAACGGAAACCTTACCTACTAAAGGTGAAGTAGCCTATACGTGTAAGTCGGCTGACGAACAGGGGGTTATGCCAGGAGACGTCGTAGGGTTTAAACAGAACAGAGATTATCGTATAACTATAGACGGGGTGGAATATTACCGCACTCGCGCAGAAGATTTAATGTATGTCGAAATATAAATTCACTACCGTAAGCGCCTCTAAAAGGCTTATGCAAAGCATGGAGATAGCTATAGACAACATGATTGAAGAGATTAAAAAACCTGTAGATCCAGAGATAAACGGGAGTGCACGTAAAGCGGAACTTCAGTCTATAAAGCAAACCGCCACGGACTGTAAGGAGCTTATTATAGAGAGGCAGAGGTTAGCGCAGATGGTAAAGGATCTTGAGGTTAGCGGGGATATAAAAGACATAAAGGACTACTCTGGAGGATTTGCAGAAAGATTTTCTAAGTAATGTGTATTGTTACTGAATATAAAGAATGTAAAGATTGTAAAGAAGTTAAACCTAAAAAGGACTTTACCCCCCATAAAAAATGCGTAGATGGGGTTGAGGGCTCATGTAAAAAGTGCAGAGCAAAAAGAAAGCGTGAAACTCATCAAATAAAGAAAAAACAATTAGTTTCTCTTGCAGGCGGAAAATGCGAGGTTTGCGGTTATAATAAGTGTGATTCGGCTTTAGAATTTCACCATCGAGATCCATCACAAAAATCTTTTGCTATTAGCGAGTCTAAAAGATCATTTAAAAACTTATTAGCTGAATCTAAGAAGTGCGCTCTTTTATGTGCTAATTGCCATAGGGAGCTTCACGCGGGGTTAATTAAGTTGTAACTTTACGGTATGAAGAAATTATTATTTATCTTACTCTTACTGCCTGTATCTGTTCTATCTCAATGTAATCAGCATGTCTTTAGCTCTGTAGGGGCTGAGAAATGGACAAACTTTCAGTACCAAGACTGCGATGGAGGGGCTCATTATTTTGGGTTGCCTGCAGGTGGATATACTATAATATATTGCGCCGACATAGGTACTGCATTTGTCCTTAATGGTGATGGGTTTGTTTACCCACTACAAGCAGAACATCCTGCATATGCTTCGTGCGTACAGGATGATTGTCCAGGTGATTTAAACAACGACGATGTAATTGATGTACAGGACTTACTATTATTTTTAGAAAACTATGGACTTCCATGCGAATAAACCTAATACTTTTATTAGCTTTATGGGCCCCTATTTTATCTGCTCAATGTGATGTAAGCATAAGTAGCTGGGATGCGGCATCAGGGGATATCGTCATTGAGGCTATCAACAGTGAGAACTGCGGGTGTAATGAGTTTACGTCTGAAGCCAACACCTGCGAGAATAGTGGGAGTCCTTCCGTAAATAATAATACAACTGTATCTCATATAGTCCTGGGACTGCACGTAGAGGGATTAGATTATAACTGGGGATGCATTTCCGCTACTAATCATCCAGGGTGGACGTTTAAAGCGTTTACTTTATTTGGGAATCAAGTCTTAGAGAGCGGAGATACATGGAGTGCTAATGTATATGACTCCCCAAGTAGTAATGACTGCTGGGCTGAGATACTATCAAATGATACTTTGTGTACCGAATTGGTACTATGGCAGATTAACCTATCTCAAACGGCTACAACAGATAACGGAGGGTGGGCCGTAAACCCTAACGTTGCGGCTCAGACACAGAGTTACCCTGATGTAGATCTATCTAATAACACTGCGGTTAACTGCGCTCTTCCTGCGTGTGACACAGTGTACGTAGATGTAGAAGTTATTGAATACCTTACTGATACTATAGTAGAATATGTAGATGTTGAGTGGATAACAATTGACACTTTTTATATTACGCAAGTGGACACATTAGTAGAGTATGTCCAATTACCCCCAGATACTGTACAGGTAGTTGAGTATGTAAATATTATAGAATACCTATACGATACTATTGTATTAGTAGAAACAGATACTCTTGTTGAGTATGAGTATATCTACTTAACCGATACGATGTATGTAGAAACGGTTGTATACGAATACATCTATATTTACAATACAGACACTATAACTGAATTTGTATCTGAGTCTATATATATTGATTGTAATACTGGAGAGCAGTGCAATCAAACATTCCCGTGTGACGAGGTATCTATTTTTGCCCCTAATGCCGTTACCCCAAACGGGGATGGCTGGAATGATACGTGGATGGTTATTGCGGACGGAGCTTGTTGGGATCAATGGGAAGTTCGTATTTACAACCGATGGGGTGGGCTAGTGTGGATTAGCGCTTCCTCAATGGATGAGTGGGATGCTGACGTAGCTACGGGGGTTTATGTATATACCATAACGGCTCACAGCGCTGTAAATGTTAATGTGTATCAATTTAACGGAACAATAACGGTATTGTATTAATATTTAGTATATTGCAAGAGTTATGAAAGCTATAAAAAGAGATTATAAAAAAGAGTACGCTAAGTACGGATCTAAGCTTAAAGCTAAGCAATATCGTGCAGAGTTAAATCAAATTAATAGAGAAAAAGGGAATTACGGAAACGGAGATGGACTGGATGAAGCTCATTTTGGAGGAGGTGGAAAAACAAGAAAACAAAAAGCATCTATAAATAGAGCTAACAATAGGCCTAAAAAAAGGAATAGCGTATAAGCTATTAAATTTAATTTATATATAATGAAATATTTACTTATCTTCATGTCTGCTATATTACTAGCGTCATGTTCTGTTCAAAACAAACACAGAAGGTCTCAAGTGAGACATTACAATCAATGCTGGTGTTTAGACCCCTGGAATGGTGGTGCTGAATGGTGTTGTGATGGACCAGCGCCAAAATACATGGCCCCATACAAACACTCTAAAGGTTACATTAGAGCTAAATTTTAATAAGATGGCAGAGTATAAATGTGAATGCAGCGATGACGTTGTAGATAAATCAGGTGTAACAATAAGATATATTGAGGGGGAAGGGGTAATACATGACGTAAAGTGCGAAAAATGTGAGAAGTACATGGATTTAGCTAACCCAAAATCTGGTGCGCCTGGTTTTCGATCTAATAGATATGGTCAGACATTTTGAGTATACTCCTAGATGTTAAAGATTATGAAGACCCAGCTGTTAAGATTTGTCCCAACGGTACGGAAGGTGAGCTTATCGAACTCGGTGGGTTACTCATTTGTCTTCCAAAAAGGCCTCCGAAGAAAGAAATTTCAGGATATAAAGAACCAAACTCTATGCAAATGTGGGGAAGGGTACTTATGCCGCAGGAATTGTCTCGTATTCGTTCTATGGATGAGTGGGCGGAAATGCCACGGGAGTTTAGAGCGAGGTTTCGTCCATATATCGAGGAAGAGTTTAGGCGTAGGCGTGAAGGTTTTTGGTTTTATAACAACGGTACAGCTACATATATTACGGGGCGTCACTACATGATGATACAGTGGACCAAGATGGACATTGGTTACCCGTACTTCCTGAACTTTCAAAGAGATATCTTCTTGCATTTAGCTGCGTGTGAAATCGATCCTAGATGTATAGGGCAGCTATATACTAAGTGTCGTCGTAGTGGGTACACAAATATGTGCTCATCTGTACTTGTAGACGAAGGGACTCAAGTAAAAGATAAACTTATGGGTATACAGTCTAAGACTGGTAAAGACGCCCAAGAAAATATATTTATGAAGAAGGTAGTCTTTATGTTTAGAAACTATCCTTTCTTTTTTAAACCTATTCAAGACGGTACAACTAATCCTCGTATGGAGTTAGCTTTTAGGGAGCCGTCGAAAAGAATAACCAAGAAGAATAAAACCTCTCAAATGGGGGAAGCTTTGAATACGGTTATCAACTGGAAAAACACAACAAACAATGCATATGACGGTGAAAAGCTACACCTGTTGTATTTAGATGAAGCAGGAAAATGGGAAAGACCTACAGACATAAGAGACGCTTGGAGGATTCAGAGGACTTGTTTGATCGTCGGAAGAAAAATCGTGGGGAAGGCAATGGTCGGAAGCACGGTAAATCCAATGGACAAAGGAGGGAGTCAGTACAAGGATCTATGGGAGGACTCAGATCCTTTGGAGAGGAACGCGAATGGGAGGACTAGAACTGGTCTATATAGACTTTTTATCCCTGCATATAACTCTTTAGAAGGATTCTTTGATAAGTTTGGCTACCCTGTAGTTGACGACCCTATAGAGACTATAGAAGGTATAGACAATGAGTATATCTATACAGGAGCTAAGACATTCTTAAAGAATGAAAGAGACTCTTTAAAAAACGATGCGTCGGAATTAAACGAGGTGGTAAGGCAGTTCCCGTTTACCGAAGATGAGGCCTTTAGAGATAGTATAGAGGGGAGTGTATTTAATATCGGTCAGATTTACGAGCAGATAGAACATAATGACGAGCTTTTCCCAAACCCCGTTGTAGCGGGAAATTTTGTATGGAAAGGGGGGGTAAAAGATACTGAGGTAGTATTTAGCCCAAATGCTCAAGGTAGATTTAAAATTGCTTGGATGCCTCCTCCTGACTTTAGAAACCAAAAGAAAACAGAAAGAGGTAAGCGAGTAGCCCCTCATTCAGACTTTGGCGTAGGAGGGGTTGACTCATATGACCTTGACGCTACCGTAGATGGCAGAGGATCTAAAGGTTCTTTGCATTTATATAACAAGTTCCATATGGAGCACCCTTGTAACATGTTTGTTTTGGAGTATGCCTCAAGGCCACCTTTAGCTAAAATATTCTACGAAGACGTTTTAATGGCCGCTGTATTTTATGGTTACCCTATATTAATAGAGAATAATAAATATGGTATAGCGAGGCACTTTGAAGCTAGAGGGTATGACGGGTACCTAATGGATAGACCTAAACACTTAGTTAGCGCTAGTGGGATGAAGTCTAAAACAAAAGGTATACCATCTAACTCTCAAGACGTTATCCAGGCTCACGCACACGCTATAGAATCCTTTATACATGACCATGTAGGAGTGAATAGAGAAACGGGAGATGTTGGGAAAATGTATTTTAATAAAACGCTAGAGGATTGGATAGGTTACAAAATAGACGATAGAACTAAATATGACCTTACAATTAGCTCTGGATTGGCTCTACTAGGAGCGCAAAAAGCCAAGCCAAAAAAGACTTCTGACTTGTCTGAAAAACGATTCTTTAGGAGATATCAAGTAATCGGATGATTTACTATATTTGCTAAATAGAAATACCATATCTTAAGGATGTATAATAACGATAATAAAAGTAAGCAGGGTTTCCCCGATCCATTAGAATCTACGGAATTAAAACAGGGGAAAGAATATGGTATTCAGTATGCTAAAGCTATTGAGTCTCAATGGGGGAAAACTACGGATGACTCTTCTTTGGTAGGCAAAAGGAATAAAACCTTTGAAAAAGACCGAGATTACGCTATTG